CCAATAACAATTACAACTTTACTAAGTAGAGTACGATAAATGGCAAATTACAGATTAGCAGAATTAGACTTTGATGATATTAAAGTCAATCTCAAACAATTTTTAACAAACTACAGAGATAAAGATAATAATCTTATTTTTAAAGATTATGATTTTGAAGCATCTAGTTTATCTATACTAATAGATTTGTTATCATACAATACACATTATAATGCTTACTTGGCAAATATGGTTGCGAATGAAATGTTTTTAGATTCTGTTGTAAAAAGAGAATCTGCAGTATCAATTGCAAAGCATTTAGGATACAGACCACTATCTTATAGAAGTGCTAAAGCAAAAGTTTCATTCACAATTAGTAATCCGGTAGATACACCGCCAACTTTAACATTGCCTAAGTTTTCACCGTTTACTACAACAATTAATAATACTCAATATACGTTTTCAAACTTAGATTCTATATCAATTAAACCAACAAATGGCGTTTATACATTCACGGATATTGACATAGTAGAGGGTGAAGCATTAAGTTATGTTTATAGAGTTGATGTTTCTGGACCTGACGAAAAATATACAATACCAAATAAAAATATAGATACAACTACAATTAGAGTAACGGTTCAAAATTCTTATACTGATCTAACGACACAAAGTTATACTCTAACAGATAATTTAGAAGCACTGTCCTCTGAATCAAAAGTGTTTTTCTTAGAAGAAAATCCTTCAGGGTTCTATGAAATATTCTTTGGTGACAATGTTATAGGCAAAAAATTAGTATCTGGCAATTTGGTAAAAATTGAATACTTAATTAGTAATGGTTCAGTTTGTAATGTATCTGGAGAGATAGAACAAAGATTTTCGTTAGGTGCTCTTGTAGGCGGTGTCAATTTGGGATCCACTATAATAGCAACAACAAACTCAACAGGCGGGGCTGAACCGGATACATTAGAAGACATTAAATTTAAAGCTCCCCGTTTCTTATCTTCATTCAATAGAGCAGTGACGGCAAAAGATTATAAAGCAATTATTGAATCAAATTATCCGTTGGTTGAGTCTGTATCAGTTTGGGGTGGGGAAGAAAACATCCCGCCAAAATATGGTAAGGTTATTATTTCATTGAAGCCATATTTTGGTTACACTATTAATACAGAACTTAAAAATAAAATATTGCAAGACATTTTACAAGATAAAAAAATAATGTCTATCATACCTGAATTTGTCGATCCAAATTACTTACATATTACATTGGATACAAAAGTAAAATTTGATCCTGCAAATTCAAGATACACCACACCCGAAATACAAATATTAGCTAAAGCAAAAATTGAGGAATATTTTTCTGCAGAACTACAAAAATTTGATAAAGATTTTGTATATTCTAAATTATCTAAAACAATAGATTCAATTAACTCATCTATTGTCGGTAACGTAACAAATTTTAGAATTCATAAAAGAATAACGCCCATAGTTAATATATCAAATAGTTATACTGGTGCAACAATTATAAAATTTGCAAATAAATTATTATCAGGAAGCATACAGTCTACGGGATTTTATTACAAAGTAAATGACGAGATAAAAGCTGTATATTTTAAAGACGTGTTAACAACGTCTGGCACTAGCAACTTAAATTTATACGATCTATATGCAGATAGTTTATTAGTATCATCGCTGGGTACTGTTGATTATATTAATGGGACAATAACTATTACAGGATTAACACCGGCTGGGTATATTGAAAATACTAACGACATTCGATTCTATGCAAAAATTGAAGAATTAGACATTAACGCAACAAAAGATTTGATACTTATTATAGATGATGGTACATTAGATACAACATCCAAGCGTTTAGCTGGGTTAACAGTAACAGTAACAACACAATAAAATGGCAGAAAATATTTTTGCGCTCGATACTTTATTGGGCCCTTTAAAATTATACGGGACATCGAGACCCGAATCTTTTGCTGGCTATCTAGAAGGATGGTTTTATCCGTTATACACTACACGTAAAGAAGCAATACAAGCAGATATAGATAGAACAGGTAAAGGCATTTATCAAACACTAACATTTTATGGTAGAACCGGCGAATTTTATATCCCCGATAGTTTTAAGAATTTAGCAGAATTAAGAGATCCTTTAATTTATACCTTGCATGAAGGCAATGGTGCAGAAAATCCTTTTAAAAGAATACAAAATAGATTGTCAATTTTAGTTGAGGATCAATTACCGGATTTCATACAATCCGATTATGGAATGTTTGTTACATTTATAAAAGCATACTATGAATTTTTAGAACAAAACAATCAAGCGCAAGAAATACTACAAGACATTTCTAAATATGCCGACATTGATGAAACAACAGAAAATTTAGTTACTAGATTTATTCAAAATTATGCAAGCGATTTAACTGTTTCTAGCAGCGCAAATAATAGGTTGCTAATAAAGAAAATACGAGAAATCTATAGCAAAAAAGGAACTGAGCCGGCATATAGATTATTGTTTAATATTCTGTATAGAGAATCTATAGATTTTTTCTATCCATATGATATTGTCTTAAAATCATCTGATGGCAAATTGGTTACTCCAAGAGCATTGAGGGTCAAACAAATTACCGGTAGACAAAACATTTTTGATTTTGAAAATACTGAAATAGTTGGTATAACGTCAAAAGCAAAAGCAATTGTCAATAAAGTAATTAAAATTGATTTGAACGGATTTGATGTATATGAATTAATGTTAGATACAACTAGTATTACTGGAGAGTTTTTAGCAGATGAACAAATTGCAGCAACAAAAACTATATTACTCACAGGTGAAAATTTCACAACAACTAAATTAACAGCAAGACTATATTCAGTTGTTAGCAGAATAGATATTGTCGACGGTGGGTTAGGGTATAAAAAGAATAATGCAATAAATATTACTGACGAGGCGGGTATTCTTGGAAGAGCAAAAATCAATAGTGTAAATAGATTTGGCGCAATCACAAATATAGAAATTATTGAACCCGGATTAAATTATAGCGCAAATACAATAATCGACCCAGGGTTACCTACGGAATCTTTAACAGGAACCTATATTGTTAAAAGTGGACAAGTTACTCTGACATTCCCACTACAACACGGTTTAGTCAGAGGAAAAAATATAAACGCATATTATACCGGAAATGTGTTTAGCCCAATTGACAACACCTCACATAATGCTGCGATTACATCTATTCCAAATGTAAGATCAATTAGATACAAATATCCTGGATTTTAAATGGCGACGTATACCCTTTCAACAACTTCATCTACAGTAAACGAAGGCTCCAATGTAACGATTATATTGGATACTATCGGTATACCTAACAACACATTAGTGCCCTTTACAATTACGGGAACGGGTATTGACACTGATGATTTTACTGGGCTAACTTCATTGTCTGGAAATTTTAATGTTCGTAGTAATCAAGGCAGAATAACTGTAGATACTAAGAAAGATTTGAAAACAGAATTTGATGAGACCTTTGTTTTAAGATTGACTGCTACAGGTGGCAATGAGAATATTGGTGTTATTATAAAAGACACGTCTAAAACAACATCAAACACCGTAGTTAAATTTAACATAACATCAGTTTCTTCCGGAATATATGAAGGTAGTTATGCTAACTTTTTTATAAGGGCATTAGATTTAACTCCTGGTACAGTTGTGCCATATAGAATATTTGGTATACAAGCAGATGATATTGCGGAAGGTACTCTTACAGGATTGGCTACATTTTTGCCAACCGGCACTGCAAATCAAACACAGGCAAATGTTACTTTGACTGTATTGGACGATAAGAAAACTGAAGGTGGGGAATCAATAGTTTTAATATTAGATCCAGATTTTCCATATTCGTTACAAATATCTAGTACAATATCAGTACTAGATACTTCAGTTACAACCAGACCCGATTTTGCTATTATCGCAAATAGGACCAGAGTAGTTGAAGGTAGTAATGTTACTTTATCATTAGTCACTTCAAATATACCTGACGGTACTATAATTCCTTGGAGAATTATAAGTCAAAAAGGCGATATTACTTTAGGTGATTTTGATAGAATAGGTTCTTTAGACGGATATTTTCCTGCAATTAGTTCAAACATTGCAAATATTACTCTTGAAATTAGAGACGATTACTTGTTTGAGCAAGCTGAATTTTTCTATGTAGAAATACCAGATAGGAATACAGCATCTCCTCTTATTGAAATTATAGATTCTGGAAACACATATTTAAGTTCTGATGCAACATATACTGGTAACGTAATTCTTAGCTTTTTGGATCCTGCAGTATTACGTGCTAACATAGGTGGTATGGCTATCGCAAAATCATATTGGAAAGATACATCGGGACAGCTATCAGAAAATATGTATCTGCAGGGCAAGACTCAATATGCAACAGAAGATTCAATTGCATTTTATCAACCATTTTCGTATGTTATACGTTCATCGAAGTCTATAGAAGAATGGGGTAGCAGTATTCGCTCTGTACTACATCCTGCAGGATTGAGTGTTTTTAGCGAAATAAATAATGAGACAATGCCATATAATGCGAAGTCGTTAGAAGTGAAAGTAACAAACGATACAGAAATAGATACGTTCTCGTCAATCACTATAGATAATCCTACATTGCGTGCAAGCAATACAACATCAAAAGTCTCTGGTAATTTGACGGTAGATTCCGTAACATCGCTATTTAACTTATAATAAATAATAGATGCCTAATATAGTAACTAACAAATTTAAAATCAGTAATGCTAAGAGTTTCTTGGACAGTTATACTGTTTCCGGAGAAAACACATTATATATGTTCTTAGCAAAACCCGACCCCTGGGGTGCGGATGATTTTCCGCCAGACCCCAAAGATTCTCAACAAAATTATTCTAAAACATGGGATGAAATTGTTAGTTTAAAACGCATAGTGCCTACTAATATGGTTAATGTTATTAAACGTATAAATTGGGCAGCCCAAACAATATATGCTGAATATGATCATGAGGACACGGAATTATTAACAAAGAATTTCTATGTTATCAATAGAGATTTTGATGTATATAAGTGTATCGACAATGTAGGTGGATCTGTATCTACAGTAGAACCAACGGGAAAAAGTTTAAATATATTTACTACTTCTGATAGTTATAAGTGGAAATACCTATATACTGTATCTACATCAGACAAATTAAAGTTCTTAACAGACAATTGGATGCCCGTAAGAACGAATCCTGATGTCGCAACAGTTGCGAAAGATGGAGCTATAGAAAATATTAAAATTTATAATGGCGGTTTAGATTATTCAATATTTTCTAAGGTTATTATTGAAGGCGACGGCATAAATGCAAATATTTCTGCCAAACAAAATTTAGGCGTTATCTATGATTTTGTATATACTAATGCTGGATCAAATTACAGATTTGCAAATGCGTATATTTCAGACAATCAAGGCACAGGCAGGTTAGCAAACATTAAAGCAATATTGAGTCCTGTCAACGGGCACGGATATGATCCTGTATCGGAATTAGGTGCGTATTATGTTATGTTAAATGTAAAAGCCGAATACAATGAAGGATACGGAGATTTCCCCACAGGATTTTCTTTTAGAAAAGTGGGTATAGTTAAAAATCCAATGCAGACAGGCAATGTTTTGGCAAATGCTGCAACATTATCTGGTTTGGTCGGTATAAATGTAAGTAACGTAAATGGTACATTTATAAACAACGAATATCTTGTTGGTATTACTAGTAAGGCGAATGCTTATGCAGTAACATCAAATGTGGTTTCAGGAAACGGATATATTAGATATATTCAATCATTTGGAACAACAGAAAATTATAAACCATTTACAATCGGAGAGTCTGTAATAGGCAGGACTTCCGGAGCAACAGCAATAGTTACACAATCTTTATTATCAGAAGTAATGCAAGACACCGGTGAAATACTCTATTTAGAAAATAGAGAACCTGTAACTAGAACAATAGATCAAACAGATAATTTACATCTTGTAATAGAATTTTAAGGAAAAGATATGACTGTACTAACAAATGTTTCGCCGTATTTTGATGACTTCGATGAAGATAAAAACTTCGTTCGAGTGTTATTCAAACCCGGTGTTGCAGTACAAGCAAGAGAACTAACTCAATCGCAGACAATATTACAAAATCAAATTAAGTCTGTAGGTAATTTTCTATTCAAAGATGGTAGTAAAGTTTCAGGACCTGCCCCGTCAGTTAATCTTGATGCTAGAACAATTCGTTTAAAAAATACAGATTCACGCGGCACACCAATTACTGTTTCAAATTTATTGAACACGTATGTTACTACAGCAACATCAGAAGTTTTAGGTTATGTAGAGTTTGTATATGAAGCAGATGATCCTGAATTAGGTGACCCTATTAGTATTGTTATTTCTTTAAAGAAATACAATATAGAAAATGATGGTATGTTTACAGAAAACGATGAACTGTATTTTTATACTGATTATACAGATGCATTAAACAAAGCAACACCTAGCTACACTGCAATTGCAACAACCGATATTACAAAAAATGCAATATCTACACTTAAACAATTTTCTAAAACGGTTGTCCTGACAAACCCAAGTACAATTATTAAAGTGGGTGATTTATTAGTACATCCTTCTATAACAAAGAAACTATATGTTACTAAAATTGTAAATACTTTAGAAATAGAAATTAGTGATGCGCCGGATGTTGTTATTGGTGGGCAAAATGTTGCTTATGTAACCAAACCAACAAATCCAACAACTATAGTATCACAAGATGATGCAATCTTTTACAAATATGGTTTTTTTGTTAAAGCATCATTACAAAGAATTGTACCGGATAAAAACACATCTTACCCAACAAAATTGGTCGGCTATTTAAGTGACCAACAAATTATTACAAGTGAGGATGATACTACACTTTTAGATCCTGCGTTTGGTAGTTCAAATTATTTTGCAACTGGCGCTGATAGATTAAAAATAGATCTAAACCTTGTAAGTTTAGATGTCAATGACGATGGCAAAGTTGAAGGCACCGTTGCCGGCGATGTAATTCCATTATTAAATTACAATAAAGGGCAAATTGAATTCCTTGCAGAGTTAACTGCAGATGCCGATTTAGATAAAAAATTAGCAGAACGAACATACGATGAATCCGGAAGTTATGTAGTAAATCAATTTAAGATTTCGCCAATTGCCGGTTTAGAAACTGATGCAGATTTAAAATTCTCTTTGTCTGAGGGTAAAGCCTATGTTGGCGGTTTACCAGTAAGAACAGTTGGAGCTACAGAAGTTTCCGTTCCAAAGTCTACTTTGACAGAAACAAAGACTGGGTATAACATTAATACTGCGCAGGGTAATTATTTTAAATTGGCAAATGTTCAATATAAGATAATTTCACCTACGCAACTAACTGCAAGCTCAATGTTTTTAGAATTGCATAGTGTAAAGAATCCAACAAGTGCAAATACGGCAATAGGTACATTAGCATATAAAAATATCGAGTATGACAGTTATATTGGTGGAGTCAATACTTCTCCTCAATATAAATTATTCTATCACCTTTATTCTCCAGTAAAAGAAGTTCCTGTATCATGGGCAGATTGGTCTACAAAATACGGAGCGTCAGTTGCCGATGGACAATATATTGCAAACGTAATTTATACGTCAAATGAACTTTTCGGGCTATATGGGCCAGCAAATACTCCGTATTATGGATTATTCAGAGAACCTGATACTGGAGGCGTATACTTTTGGTATCGACGTTGGATCGATAGTAATAAAGACATTGAAATAGTCAAAGCCGAGGTAGTCGGCGCAGTATCTTCGCCAACGGCAGATCCAACCGATAAAGCTAGAGCATTAACTAATGTTAAAGCATATTTGGAAGTTGTAAACGGTAGTCCATTCTATGATGGTTTAATTAACGTAAAACAAATACGAAGTGTTGTCGGTGTATCAAATGGTCTTACATCACATGGTACTGCGGCTACATATTCTTCACCTTTCTTCTATGCAGATATTGCAAGTGATGGTATTGCTACATCTGGCGTAACTACAATATTTGATTCTAATAGACCGGCAGAAAGATTATTATTTCCGATTAATAAAACATATGTAAAAAATGTTAATACTATTAGAAGTGAATATATAAGAGTTTTTAATAATGCTGTGTTTAGTTCTGGTGTGTTTTCAAAGACATTGTCTGCACCGGAAACATTTGCATTAGGTGATGGTATAATTCCTTCAAGTACTGCAAGAACAAATTTTATTGTGTTGGTAAAAAGTGGGGCAACAGGCAATACAAAAATAGGTGCTTATAATTTTGAAAGAGGCACAACAACAATTGCTGGTGATTCTGCTACACTAACCATTAATATGAATGATCCCTCATTTACAGGTATTGCAGATGTATCTTTAAAAATTGAAAGCGACAATTTACAACCAAGAACAAAAACTTTAGTTCAGAATTACGCAAAAATTGTAAATATTGCATTGGCTGATTATGCATATTCTTTAGGTAAATCTGATATTACAACATTTAAGAATTTATATGCTTTATCAAATGTTGCAAAATATCTTGGTTCTTGGGTCTCTACTACATCATATAATTATAATGATATAGTAACTTTGGATAGTACAGCGTATGTTTCAATTGCGCCATCGTCTAATGTTTCACCAATAAATGCAAATTCATGGACATCGTTAGTTGCCCAAACCACGTCTAATTACATTTTAGACAATGGGCAAACAGATACTTTCTATGATCACGGGACTGTTAAATTTATTTCTGCGGCAAATCCCCCGGGGAATGTTCTAGTATTATTTGATTACTTTACGCATTCGGGTGAAGGACCAGCTACAGTACAATCTTATCCTTCCTCTTATTATTCCAGAATACCAATCTATAGATCGGTTGTTGATTCAAATGAATTTAATTTGAGAGATACGATAGATTTTAGACCTAGAAGAATTGATGATAGTCCATACTTTAATTTTGATTCTTCAATTATACCAACATCTACAGTTAATACTGAAGTAGATGTTACTTATTATCTTGGTAGAAAAGATAGAATTTATGTGACCAATACGTTGCAAAATTATGATTCTCCGTATAATAAATTCTATGTGCAGCAAGGCGTCGAATCTGCTAATCCAAAAGAAATTAACGATATCTCAGATATTAGCAAATTAAGTCTTGCAGTTTTAGAAGTACCACCATATGCAATAAGTTCTTTTGATGTTAAAATAATATATGATGATAATAAGCGTTTCACTATGCGAGACATAGGTAAAATTGAAACTCTTACAATTAATTTAGATAAAGCAGTAAAATTACAAAGTATTGAAATTGCAAATTTGAGATCGATTGTCACAAATGATAACGGTGATACATTATTGAAATCTGGTATTTTGGTTGAAGATTTTACTAGTACCGACAAAGCGGATCTTGCAAGTGGTTATTTTGGTGTTGCTGTTGATACTGACGAACAAGAATGCTTCCCCGGATTTGCAGTATACAATATAGATTTTGATTTAGTAGCAGATACAGACATTGCCGAAATAAACGATCTTATTACTATGAAATATGTCAATGAAGTATTTGCATCACAATTAGAAGCAAATAGTTTTATTAATGTAAATCCTGGCGCTATTAATGATGGTGTAGGTAGAGCAGAAATTTCTAAGAAAAATTCGTTTAATATTAATATATTCTTAACTGGGGGATTACTATTATTTGGCGGGTTAGTTGCGTCAAAAATATTTGCAGCATATGCTGCCGGTGCTCCTATAGTAGGAGAAGGTATATTAGCTGTGGCATGGGGCGCTGTTCGAGATGTTGGATTGAGCTTTTATGAGTCTATAAGTTCTATAGACACTCTATCAAAACTTGCAAACTCAGGATTCTCATTTTTAAAAGATCCTATAGGTTTTATAAATTCTATCTTTAGCTCGGGTAGCTCTATTATTGTACCTAGTGCTGTAGCAGGCGCCGGTACATTTTCATCTGCATATTTAGCTGCATTAGAGGGACAACTTATATCTTCGGGTGCTGCTATTTCAACAAATATTACAGCAATAGGGCAGACATTAGGCAATATTTTTAACACACCTTTTAGTACCTCATTATCTCAAATATATACTAGTCTACAAGGTTTAGCATCCGCAACATCTACGTATGTGTTTACACAAATTGCTGCAGGTGCCAACGCAATTTCAACAGCTATAGCAGGAACAATAGGCGAAGGAATTTTAAGCAGTGCAGCAGCATCAGTAAGCACCAGCGCGCTGAATTTTGCAGCAACTTTAGCAGAGTGGGGTCCATTTGCAGAAGTAGTTGCAGTTGTAGCAATTGCGTATGTTGCGGTTAAAGTAGTAAAATCTGTTTGGAAAGGCATTAAGAAAATATTCTCCGATGAAAAGATGAAGACAAATATTAAATTTGTTAGAAAAATGCCAAACGGATTAAATCTTTATCAATATGAATATAAAAAAGAATTTAAAGATATTGCAGGGCGCGGCGTTTTTGAAGGATATATGGCTCATGAAGTTGAGAAACGTTATCCAAAAGCTGTTCAAATTGAGAGCAACGGATATAAATCAGTAAACTATTCTTTAGTAGGAATTTAATATGGCAACAGATATGACATCAACCAGAGATTCAGAAATCCCAATTTATGCGGGATCTGAGATTATGTCTTTTACAGTGGCGCAGATGCCACCAGGTATAAAAATTTACACATATGTAAACGGTGTTAATATTACACCGTTCACTGCACCCGTCACAACCGGCGCATTAATAGGTGATACTATTACTACAGATCAATTAGGCAGCGCGCTTGGTTTTTTGTATATACCTAGTGCGGAAGGCAAATATAAATTTAATGTAGGTGAAATTCGTTTAACATTTGGAGATAGTGGCAACGGTATAGAAAAATGTAAGTATATTTCTGAAACCACTTTAATGAATCACGGATTAAATATCGTAGATCCAGAACAAGGTGGTACAATTGCGCTAAGAACAACAGAAAAATTTAGAACTTCCCCGCTTGGATCTTCGGCAGATCCAAATAATACTCAAAAAAGATTAGATCCTCTATCGCAAACATTTACAATAGATGCAGGCACTTATCCATTGGGTATTGTTTTAACTTTTGTCAATTTATTCTTTTATACTAAAGACGATAAGTTGCCTGTAAGTATAGAATTAAGACCTATGTCTGGTAGCAAACCATCTACAACAGAATACATGTCTGGTACATTATCAACAAAGGCACCATCTGAAGTAAACATATATGATGCAACGGCTGGAGCAAAAGCAACAACATTTGGTTTTGCGCATCCTATATATTTGAAACCTGGTGAATATGCGTTCTGTGTTTATACAAAATCAGACAAATACCAATTGTTATCTGCTAAAACTGGAGACGGTAAAACAGTTAAGCAACCTTTTGCCGGTAGATTATTTAAAGCACAAAATACTACAGATTGGTTAGGTGATGAAAATGAAGATCTAACTTTTATGTTAGGTAAAGCAAAATTTGATCCTGGCACAGTAACCTTTGAAATGACAACTCCTGCTCTTGCTGAAATAGATTATAATAGAATTCGTTTGTTAAGTACAGAAATTGCGTTGGGTGATACTGCAAAAGTTACATATAAAATACAAACAACTGAAGATACTAACTCTAGAGATAAAACAAATTTTACCGACATTGTCCCTGGTTCAGAATTGAATCTAACAGGAAGACAATCTTTACGAGAAAAAGCAGATTTAAAATTGCAAGTCTCATTAACAACAAAATCTAAAGATGTTGCACCATTTTTAGATAAACAGTTAATGAAAGCTCAAATATTTAGAAATAACGTATTGCCCTATAGTGCAGACATTTCTTCATCTGAATTGGCTGCGAATCACGGAACTGCAAAGTCAAGATATATTAGTAAAGTTGTATCGCTTGCAGATCAATTTGACTCTACTGGTATGGAAGTAAAAGTAAATGTCAATAGAAAAATTGGTACAGATATCGAAGTTTTTGTTAGAGTATTATCTAGAAACGATAAAAGTTTTGTTAATGGTATATCGGCAAGACCTTTTATCAAACTTCCATTAGTTTCACCTGTGAGTAAATCGTATGCAGGCACAAATGATGATGTTTTTACTGAAGAAACCTACAGACTATTAGAACCCGCTTTAACATATTCAAATTCTGCAAACTTAGTTTCAAATGTAGCAATAACATCTACATATGAAACTTTTGCAAATTATCAAGTTAAGATTGTGTTCTACGCAAACAATCCAGTTTATTTACCTAAGATTAAAAACTTAGTAGCAACTTCATTATTGTAAAATGAATTCAAGATATATTCCCGTAGAAAACGATCCTGGCTATGTTGTAGACTCAGTAAGTTCTGCAATTCTCAATACTAATACTCATACGTTAATTGAGTATAAGCAAAAAAGAAAACAGACTAAACTAATTCAAGATATGAAAGACGAAATAAATATGTTAAAAGCGGAAATTGATAAAATTAAAAACCATCTAAATTTAAGTTAACCATATGCCTGCATCAAAAAATCTATCAAATGTTCTTGTAGGAACAACACCGAATAGCGGAGACGGCGATTTACTTCGCGATGCCTTCATCAAAGTAAACGATAATTTTAATTCGCTTTATACTGGCGGACAGGTTGTAAGCTTTGGATCTGATTCTAAAATATTACCAGGATATGCTTGGCAAGGTGATAAAGACACCGGAATGTACAGACAAGCCTCGGGTGTTATTGGCTTTTCTTTAAACGGCGCAGATTCTCTAATATTAAATGAGAATGGTTCTATCAAATGGTATACAAATGAATTGGCAACACAAGATTATGTGTTAGCTAGATTAGCCGCATTTACTGGCGGTATAAGCGGCGCAAACATTACTGTTGTCACTGGTTCAGGTACGGCAAATGTAACTGTTAATGGTATTCCTGTAGTTTCATCTTTACCGACATTGGGTAACTATGAAGGCAGGATTGTATTTAATTCTGGAGATGTTTGGGTATTCTCTAAATACCCCGTAGGCAATGGTACAGGATTGCCGGCAGATTCTGCAATTGCAAGATTAGCTGGTTCCGATTCTAGATGGGTAAGGTTTAGAGGCGATACCGCATTTGCTATAGGTGCAGTTAAACCGCAGACAGCACCAGAAGGTACAGTCTTTTATGAAACAGCAAATGCTATACCGTATTTGTTTATTTCTGGTCAATGGAAAACATTATCAAGTGTTATAACATCTAGCGCACCGTCGGGTCTAGAAGTATTAGTTACGTTGCCTGTAGTAGGCGATGCAGGAAATTATTCAGGTAGAACAGTTGTTGTAGGGTCAATTGCTTATATCTTTATTAATAATGCATGGAAAAATTTAAGTGATTATGTTTCTAGTTCTTCTGGTGCAGGCGGAGGAATTTCTTCGGGTGGTTCTTTACCAGCAACAGCAAATGCATTTGAGTTGTTTAGAAAAACATCTGGTATAGATCAAGGGTTATATATCTATTCCGGTACATGGAATACAATACAACAATTTACAGCAAATACTGGCACCGCAAGAGTTAGAACATTAGCATCATTGCCATCAGATGTAACATTATTTAATCCGGGCGATTTAATTATTGTAGGTGGTACTAGCTATATTTTAAATACATCTAAAACTAGTTGGGATTTTTATTCTCCGGGTGTAAGTGGTACTGTAACAAATATTGTTTTAAATGCAGGTCAAGTAGGTAATGTGCAGATAGCATCTAATGCAATAATAACATCTAAAATTGCAGCTAATGTTATTACTGGAGAAAAATTAGTAAGTAATACAATAACAACAAGAGAATTGTCTAACGGAGCGGTCACATCTAGTAAATTAGGCGCAAATGCTGTTACGACAGGTAAAATACAACCTGGTTCAATAACAGGGGTAGAAATTGCAGGCAATTCTATTAGCGGAACAAAAATTGTAAGTGGTACTATTACTAGATCTCAATTGGTTGCAAATATTTTTACTGGTATCACAGTAACGGCAAACGCATTATCAGAAGTTTCTCAAAATGCTGGTACTATTACTTCAGGAATTTTAAGATCAACCGATGGTAGAATGGTTATTGATTTAAACAGTAAATTCATCAGAATTGAATTATGACAACTAATGTTTTGTGGGCAGGCACAACTGGGGGCAAAAAGGTAGTATCTATCTTTAATAACCCCACGGGACAACAGGGTAGTAATTTACCATTGACAAATCCTACAACATATTTGAATAGAATATATTTTGATACTAGATTTGATTATCTAAATATTTTATCGAAAACAGATTTTGTTCAAAATTATTCTTTAGTTACTGCGGATCCTGATCCAACTGTTACAACTAAAAATACCAACGAATATACCATATCAATACATAATTTTGGATATGTACCAGCTGCAATTTTAATAGATTATGATACAAGAGAAATTATAGCAGGACACACATATGCGCAAATTGTAAATAATAATTCATTTAGAATTGTATCATTGGCAATGGATAGTACTAAATTTTACATCAAAGAACGAAATATTGTTAACACCGATTCATTAACAACACTGACAAGAAGATATACTTTGTTAACATTCGAAAATACAGCATCGGTACCATCTTTCTAATATGGCTAATGTTTATCTTTTAAATTTGACCCAAGATTTTGTGTCTATGGGTAATGTATTTAGTACAGATAAAAGTTATCTTTACAAAAATACTGCTCAATATTCATCTGCGGCAAACTATGCTTTTACTAAAACTCTACAGTCTAATGATTTAAGACTGTATCAAGAAACGCAAACCGGTATAAAGATTACAGATTACAGCCAAATATCTAAAAGAGAAAATATTGGACCCGATGTTCCAGTATTAGGTCCATTTATAGAAAACTATTCTGTTAACGGTGATTTAAATACCAATACATTTATCAATCTTTTACTATTAGATAAGCCACCTGTTAGAACAGGATTTTTTCAATTCTTTGTAGATGGTCAAACATTTACAGGATTAGTTACTAAACAAACAAAATATACTTATTATAATTGGGAAAGAGTTGGTTCCAAGTATGTTTATACAGAACAACCAAATGATTTAGGTTATGCTATAGAAATTAGCAAAAACTTATTGTATACTGCAAATTTAGTAAATGGCGTATATGAGTATATACCAACACAATTAAATCTATTCTTAAGAAGACTGACGGGGAATGAGGAAATAACTTCGATACCGACAACTATAAATCCTAATACATATTTAAATAGTATTCCGGGAGAACCCGAAGGAACAAACGGTGTTTTGCCAATAAACTTATTTTATATTTCTCCCGCAGATGCATTAAGATATATTGCTAGTTATGCAGATTTAATACTTGCGTATGGGTCAGATTATAATAAAGGCCAATTACATTATGCAAATGAAAAGAGAGATCGCACAATTACCTTTGATCCTATTGCGTACTTAAACAAATATGCAGATATTAGATCGTTGTATGGATATGATACTTATAATGCAACTATTCACTATATAACAACTGGTTATAATGAGGGTAGAACTATAGAAAATGCTAGTAGCGAAGATCCGCAAACTGGTGGTTTATATGATGAACGAAATGGTGCAGTTACATTACAGACAGACAGTATCATTTGGCCTCAAGGAGAAACTCTTGCTGGTCTTGGTTCGTCTTTAACATACAAATATAATACAACTAATTATTTCCTAAACGGAAGCGTAGAGGTAACGGGTAATTTAGTTTATCTTGGAATTCAATAATGGGTATTTCTTTAAATTCTGGCGCATTCAATATAACCGATAGGTCGGGAAATACTAAGTTTTCTTTAGATAAAAGAATGCCCCACATATTGTATAACACACCTGGTGTTATTAGTATTCCAAAAGTATTAGCGTTAAGTCCAACTGCTAAGTATGTAGATCGTTCTGACGAATTCATTCTGATTAATAATTCTTTAATAAATACTGATGACTATTTTGTTATGCCATTTTATAAAATAAATGGCGGTATTGCAGATTCGGGAAGTTCTGTAATTAGTGGGTCTGGTTCAGTTATGGTCAGAGAAATTATACAACCTAGTACAGGGTTGTATCTTGGTTCATCTATTATAACAACAATAGTTGAACCTGGAATTTTAAAAATAGTATGCAAGCACAAGTTTGACCGACAAGGATTTACTAATATTTCTGGCGACGATATAATTAACTTAGCATATAGAATTTATTACGGAAGATTCAAATGATCAATATTACACAACTTACAGCAGATCATGTTGCAGATACTACAACTATTACTGCAGAAATTTATGAAACTGTGGGTTCATTACAAAAAGTTAAAGATAAAGTACGAGTTATTTTATCTGGAATCCACACGACAATAAACGATGATTTGATGACATTAGTTGATAATGAAATAAAAAATAACGGTCTATAATGTCAATAGTTGTTAATTTTACAGTAATTCAAGGTACGACGTATTCGGACCAAATAACGTTTGTTGGCAATCAAAAACAACCCATAAATTTAAATGGGTTTAATGTCTACGGGTACGTTAAAAAATCTTATACTACTGCGAATGCTGTAGCAGCACTTATAACTACAGTAATTGATGCATCAAATGGTGTAATTGCTATAGGATTAAGTAATTCTAGTACAGCAAATATTAATGTTGGTAGATATATTTACTATGTAGATGCTGCAAACACAACTACAAGTTATAGAATAGCAGAGGGTATAGTTGAAGTTGAACCTGGACAAACTGGTAATGTTATAGTTGTCCCAGGCACACCTATATCGCAGAACGCAATATTCTTATATGATGGCGCAACAGGGCCATCTGGTGCAACTGGTTTAACTGGTCTAACAGGCGCTACAGGATCAACTGGCCTAACAGGTGCCACAGGATCTGGTGCTTCAGGCGCAACAGGATTACAAGGTGCTACAGGATCTGTTGGCGCTACAGGACAAAGTATTACTGGAGCAACAGGCATAAGAGGACCAAATGGTGCAACTGGTTCAACAGGTGCCACTGGTTTAACTGGTGCATCAGGAATTAATGGTTCAACTGGTCTAACAGGCGCTACAGGATTAACTGGGGCAACTGGATTAATTGGTAGCAGAGGTTCCACCGGAATACCTGGTGCAACAGGTGTCTCGGGGATTGATGGTGCTACAGGTATACAAGGTTCAACCGGTGCATCAGGACTAATTGGTGCAACCGGCCTAAGGGGTTCAACAGGATTAACAGGCGCCACGGGTTCGGGTGCAACAGGGGCATCAGGGGCAACAGGAATAGGATCAGTTGGTGCTACAGGCACACAAGGATCTACTGGATTAACCGGTTCAACTGGACTAAGAGGTGCCACTGGTTTAGTGGGTGCTACCGGTTCAGATGGTGCTACAGGTGCTACAGGAAATATGGGAACGTCTGGAATAGATGGGTCATCAGGGGCAACTGGTGCAACAGGTTTCAGAGGTGCTACAGGTATACAAGGTTTAACGGGATCTACGGGAGCCACAGGATTAACAGGCGCAACCGGCGAAGGAACAACTGGCGCAACAGGATTAACAGGTGCCACAGGTCCATCGGGTGGTCCAACAGGTGCCACAGGTGGTGCTGGTGTTAATGGTGCAACCGGTGCAACAGGTCCATCAGGTGGCCCAACAGGTGCAACAGGATTATTAGGCCCGACGGGATCCACGGGAGCCACAGGAATAGGATCAACTGGTGCTACAGGATTGACCGGTTCAACTGGTGCTGCGTCTGTAATACCCGGATCGACAGGCGCAACGGGATCTACAGGAGCAACAGGAATAGGATCAACTGGTGCTACAGGATTGACCGGAGCAACAGGACTAACTGGTGCGTCTGGACTAAGTTTACCCGGATCAACTGGTGCTTCAGGACTTAATGGTGCATCTGGTTTAACAGGAGCAACAGGCACACCTGGAAGTATAGGTGGCACTGGTGCTACCGGCGCAACAGGATTACAAGGCGCAACCGGTGTTCAAGGCGCCACAGGAGATTTAGGTGCAACTGGTGCTACTGGATTAGGCGCAACAGGATTGAGAGGTGCCACAGGTGTACAAGGATTAACCGGTGCAACAGGATTGACCGGTGGAACAGGAGCGGGGACAACAGGTGCTACTGGCGTACAAGGTGCAACTGGACTAACAGGCGCGTCTGGTTTAAGTGTTATTGGTGCAACAGGAGCATCAGGAGCTAGTGTTGTAGGTGCAACTGGTTCTTCAGGTGTAATTGGCGCAACAGGGTTGACCGGTGCAACAGGACTATTAGGCACTACTGGTGCTACAGGTGTACGAGGCTCTACAGGTCTTACGGGAGCGGCAAGTACTATTCCCGGTGCAACTGGTGCTACTGGTACAGGCTCAGTCGGAGCAACAGGCGCCACGGGTGCAGCAAGTACTGTAGCTGGAGCAACTGGTGCAACGGGTGCTGGTGGGCAAAATGGTGCAACGGGTGCATCAGGATTGCAGGGCGCAACAGGTCCAGCAAGTACTGTAGCAGGAGCGACAGGAGCCACCGGAGTTGGTTTTACTTATAATGTAAAAAATTATGGTGCTGTAGGAGATGGTACTACTAATGATACTGCAGCAATTAATGCAGCAGTTGCTGCAGCTATAGCTGCAAACGGTGGTACAGTATTTTTCCCTGCAGGCACTTACAAAATAACATCTGCAATAAATGTGTCTGTACCATTTAGGCTTGATCCTATTAGAGTAGTAACTTTTGAGGGAGAAGGATCTGCTTCAAGTTATATTTACCAAGCAACTTCAGGACAAAATGGTGTCAATTTTACTAGCGCAAGTGCTAGCGCATTTGGCGGACATTCCGCTGTAAGAAAATTGGGTATACTTGGAACAGGGTCAGGGTTTGGCTCAGGTTTAGCAATGGGCCAACTTGCATATTTTGAAGTAGATGACGTCAATATTAAAGGATTTGGCACAGGCATATATGCGTCTAATTTCTTAAGCAGCCATATACAAAGAGCTACCTTGACATTTAATAATAATGGATTTAGATTTGAAAGAAATGCCGGCGCGACCCCAAATTCTAGTCCAAATGCTATTACTATGATAGGCTGTACTGTAGGTAACAATTATTTTTATGGTGGTTGGGTAGTAGGAGCAGGTACATTTAATTATATAGGCGGTAGTTTTGAGGGCAATGGCGCAGGTACAGATTTATCTACATCTAAGTGGGGATTAAGAGTAACTAATGCAGGTGGAGATAGCGTAGGCGGACAAGAGTCATCAAATGGTTTTGCACTACACGGAGTTTACTTTGAAAACAATGGTGGTAAAGCACAATTTTGGGTAGAACACACTGTAAATAGACCAGGATTAACTGGAATTCTTACTGGTTGTAGTTTCAACGGAATACCGGGTTGTATAACATCTCATTGGGTAGCATTAGAATCATCATCCTCATCATATACATTCCCTATATCATTTATTGGTTGTGGCTGGTGGCCAGCCGCAGGATTTGACGAAAATGCATCAAGAAAAACTCTATCTAATGGAAATAACTGGTGGCCAGTATTAACACACGGTTGTAATTTTGCACCATCTACAAATAAATATTCCCCAGCTATACCAACTTCAACATCTAGTCGAGGAGCACAAGGTTCTATGATTGCAGATGGAAGTTACATATACTTATGCGTAGATCAAGATTATTGGGTTAGATACGCAATTTCTACATTCTAAAAGTAGATATATATTTAAAGGACTAATATGGCAACTGTAACAACAAGAGAACAACTTAAAGATTATTGCTTGCGCAGATTAGGCGCACCTGTTATTGAGATAAATGTAGATGACGATCAAATTGAAGATCGTATAGATGACGCGTTTCAATTCTACAGAGAATATCATTATGATGCTGTAGAAATGGTTTATCTAAAACATCAATTTACTGCACAAGATTTAACTAATCAATATATTTCAGTGCCCGATACCGTTGTAGGTATCAACAGAATTTTACCATTTTCTGATAGATCAGATGGTACTAATATGTTTAGTATTAGATACCAAATTTTAATTAATGACCTTTATAGTTTAATGTCTACTAATTTGATTTATTACTATCAGGTTAAACAAGAATTAGAACTTATTAATCAAGTATTAGTTGGTACTAAACCGATTAGATTTAATAGGCATATGAATCGATTATACGTAGATATGGATTGGGGCGCAGATGCTAATGTCGGTGATTACATTATTGTTGAATGTTACAGAATATTAGATCCAGACACATATAGAGATGTATATAACGATAGATTTCTAAAGCAATATACTACTGCCCTATTTAAAAGACAATGGGGAGAGAATCTTAAAAAGTTTGCAGGTGTACAACTTCCTGGGGGAGTTACACTTAATGCCGATAAAATATATGAAGATGCGTTAGAGGAAATTAACAAGATTGAAGCAGAGATGCAATCTAGATTTGAATTACCAGTGGATATGTTTACTGGATAATTTGTAGGCTTTATTAAACCGGTACATAGATGATGATAACATCATGTCAATAGG